GCCCAGCGGTGCTCAACTGAAATGTATTCGGGCTTCGGCGGATTGCGCAGCGCTTCTTCCATCCGATTGAATGCATCAATGTAAGCCCATTTAAAAGCTTGCGCCTTTTCGCCTGTAAAACCCATCGCCAAGAAGGTGAAACCGTCTCGCGTGAGTCGATAGGCTCTGGAATGAATTGGAGCACCACCGCTAGGATTGGTGCGAGTCACGACCGTCTGGGAAAAATTTCCTAGACGGTCTTCTGGCAATTTTGAGAGGATTGCTCGGATGGCTTTTAGTACATCATTGTGAGGCTTTTCAAAGAAATTAGAAATGTCCGTTGAAAGCGTAGTCGGCTGACCATTAACGATGGAGACGACAGGTAAGTTTTGAGTCTCTAGCATAGAGAGCTCCTTCGTAATTTTTGAGAATTCGCCATTTTTGAGATGGCGGCCAAGCGCTCAAAACCGTACGAAGTCGGCGGGCATATTCCCCCTGCGGGTCTTTTATTAGCCTCACGCTCGGCCATATCCGGAGCTATCTGCAACAGGTACAGATACAAAAAAGTCCGCTTGGCTGACGGGGCGGAGGCCGCTTCGTATGGTGTTTTGAGCACCGAAGCGGAGTATGCCCCATTCTCCAAAAAAAGGCAATAAAAAAAGCCCCGATCATTCGGAGCCATTAGTGGGTGGTTTAAAAACCTCACCGCCGCTTTCCACGGTGGCGGGTGAGGTCTCGCGGGGTGGAAATACCGATCTACCGGAGTCGGCCACCCGAAGGTGCCCGCGAGCCTCTCCCATAAATTGGGTCTTGCATCGGTGTAGCTTTAAGCTACATCGCTTGGCTTGCCTACTGTTTCAATCCTCGGCAAGGCGCTAACAAAAAAGCCGCTCCAATGTTGGCGGCTTTATGCGCCATGAGATCAGTCGGGTTTCCACGCCCGGCACCGTCGCTTTCACGGTGCAAGGTAAGAGTACTCGATCTGGAGGCGAGTGTCAAAAAGGCCTCCACGAGGGAGGCCTTTCTGGCGGATCAGGACGCCGACTGAGTGGATGAGAAAATTTCAAGAACCTCAACAATCGTGCGTTCAGTCACCGTCCTAATGTTCTTGCGCTGAACAGTACGGACAACTGCAAGCACTGAAGTTCCGTTTTCAAACTTGATTTCTCTCGACTTTACCTTTGCCAGGAAGTCAGCATCTTCAACGCTTGCATTGAATTCAATTCCTCCGTCGCCTCCCTCACAGAACCTCCATCCCTTTGGAGAGCCGTTCACCATTGGCCCCACAATTTCAAGGATGACTTCACTTTCGTTATCTGTGAGAACGACGCCCTCTTCGTAACGGAAGAATTCTCGATCTTGCTTTTCGATGACTTCAGCGGTCTCGTCGTCATCGCCCGTACTAATGCGAATTGAGTCGGCACCGTCTTTGTCCAAAGTTTGCGTCAGACGAGAGATTTGTGAGCGTGTACGATCCTGATTGTAAATATTAACAACGGTCGAGTTGAAGTAATTTACCTGGCCGAGTTGATTAGTCACCTTGACCTGGCCGTCAGCATCCGGTTCGGTTTCAGTTTCTACCTTTTTGCCAAATGTAAATTTTCCAAGTTTAAGGATGCCTTTGAGCGCGGCAACAACACCTCCACCGATCGTAACGCCGCCGGCAGCAGTAGCCACTGCGACTTCAGGATCACTCACGCAAGTAGCAACAAGGTCAACGATAAATGAACCCTGACGAAATCCAGCCTTTACCTTGATTTCAGTGTTCGAGTTTTTGCCGTATATGACCTCTGCAGAACGCTTGGCAAGTCCATCTAACGCGAGGAGTGATTGCGCCAGGGCGAAAGCAGGGATGTCGTGGTTGTCGAAAGCCTTGCCATTGAATTGAATCGAGAATGTCTCACTCATTGTTTGTACGTTCTCCATGGGAACCTCACGATCCAAGAAAACCTCCATGCTGAAGATTCCAGGAGGGGCAACGTTTGTGCAGTAGAAAGCACGTGCTTTCTACTGCACAATTTTGCAATTGTCAAGTGCAGGAGCGTCTTCTTCGGGAGCCGTCTGGCCGTCGGAGTTCCGTCTGTGGTCCCCCGTTTGTGTTTGCACGCGCAAGGCTCCGCACCCCGTGTGGTTGCGTAGGAGAACTGGCGCAGGGCCTTGCGTGTGCGCCGCCCCTAGGGGCGGCAGTTGTTAGCTCGTACCTGCGTTAGAGTTCCTCTGAGGCTCGATCAAAGTCGGCTAACCCTGAGGCGTCAATTTGCTCGCTTGGATTCAGAAGATCGTCTGTGTCGAGTTGACCTTCCGAGTTGTCTTTGGTTTGAGTTGTCTCAGAGGTCGAAGGATCTTCTGAGGGGGAGGGTTCAGTGGGTATCATTGGTTGCGACTCCTTCTTTCGTAGCTTGTCCTTGAGACCTGCCGCTCCCTTTTTCTCTGTTTTGGCCGTTGCTTCTGGTTCGAACCAATCGCCAGGGACGCTCATGCCATCACGAAGTGATTTCCAGATATTTCGAAGGTTGATGACCTGCGCCGGTTGGATCGCGTCGAGGCGACGCTGGATGCGTTTCTCGAGCTGCGCCTTGCTCACGCCGAAGCGCGCGAAGCCTTCTACCAGCTTCTGGATGCCTTCAGGCGTCATGTCGACGTGCGCCTTTTGAGTAACAGCGCACTGATCAAGTGCTGCTTCGACGACGTCGCCGGGGATCACGGAGAGGATGCAGGCGCGCAGGCGGCGGGCGCCCTGGTTGGCAATCAGCTCGTAGATGTCACGGCTGTCCGTGAGGATCTTCGCCCACTTCTTGGTGTCGCGCTTGTGCGCGACCTGAAAGACAACCTCGCGGCGAGTGTTCGTCTCAACGTCCCATGCGTAAGCGGCCACCGTCGAAACACTACCGCTTTGCGAGATCTCACGGATGCCGTACTGGATGTTTCCCCATCCCTGGGCAATGGCTTCGGCAAGGCGAATCGTCGGGCCGGTGATGTCCGCCCCACCTCGGGAGTAGGCGTAGGTTGCGGCGTTAGCAAGCGTAGGGCGCGTGCAGTTGTTGAGGATACGATCCATCGCCTTGACGGGGTCGCGGGGGTTCATGCGCGCGACCATGAGGGCTGCCTGAACTTCTGCGACAGCGCGGGCCTGATCAGAGGCTGCCGTCGCCTGATCGGTGACCGGCGTCGAGACTGCTCCAGAAGGATCGGCGAAGGGGTTGGATACGAGCTGCGTGTTTGTCATGATGTTCATTCCTTGGGTGCATAGATTCGGAAGGTGCGCTGAGGCGCGGATGTCTTGGCGACCTGTTCCCAGATAGCAGGGAAGTCCTGCTTGAGCTTCTTGCTGTCGACTGTCGTTCGGGTAGACGGCAGGCTCCAGGAGGCGAGCGTCTTGCCGTTGCACTTGAGCGATACGGCGTCCTGCATGCCGCTCATCAGCAGCGTCTTGAGTTCGTCCTCTTCCGTCCGTAGGTTGTCGATCTGAGAGCGGATCGAGCAGAGGTGCTGCCATGCTTCGAGCATCTGAGCGTCAGCGGCGACGGTCTTCTTTGCGCTGGCGGTTCGCCAGCGCCGAGAGGCGTCCTCTGAGGTGCTGACTTCCGGCGGCGTGTCGGTCTTCACCAGCTCCCAGAACCGGCCCTCCTGTTCGATCAGCATCTCCTGCAGCTCCTTGTCGGCCGGCACGGTGTAGATGCGGAAGTCTCGGCCGGCGATCAAGACGCCGATGTCGGTCTGCTCGGCGCTCATCACGGACATGTAGTGCTGCACCTGCGTCTGGTAGTACTCGGGAATTTCGTCGCTCCCTTCTTCCCCCCACCCGTCAGCGCAGCTCGTCGTTTTGAACTCAACCAAGCGACCGTCGCTCGCGATCCCGTCGAGGGTCGCGTGCATGAAAGGGTGCGTTGCGCTTGCGTACATGCAATCGGGCTTCGTGACGGAGAGGCCCGTTCGGTCGGCGTATGCTTGCCGGATCGGATCCTCAAGCAGCCGTCCCCAGTAAAGGGCAGGGGAGTCGGCCTGATCTTCGCCTCGACCCGTCTTGTCTTCCCAGACTTGATAGGGCGTGCGCCAGGGCGAGATGCCGAGGATCGGTGCGACGTCGCTGCCGCCGATGCCGGTGCGGCGCTGCGCCAGCCATTCAGCACGCGTGGCCGGCAACGGGGTTGCAATTGCGGTGACATCGGACCCGCCGATACCTCTCTGGCGCTCTTTCAGCCAATCAATTCGTGATTCAATCATCATTGAAACTCCTGAGGAAACGAAAAAGCCGAGCGAAGATGCTCGGCTTTTGATTTTGTTTTTCTGTTTGAAGTAGATTGCGTTTCGAGTATTTTTGTTCGCGCTCTTTACGTCGCGTCGCTTTACTTTTTTGTGATGCGTGCCGGTGAGGGTGAGTGGGAACGCTCATGCCGCCTCCTGCTCTTCAGGGTGACGCTGAAAATACTGGCGCCAGGATTCGACTTCTTTTTTGAAGTTCGGATGCTTTTCGACTTGTTTTGCTAGCCAAACTTCAAAATCATCGAGCGATGGTTCTTGTACACATGCGCTGTACCACTGGTACATAACGATGGCCTCACGCCCGTGACGGCTGACAGCTGCTTTGGTTGCCAATTCGAGGCTTTGGTTGTCTTTGACGAAAGTAAGAGCAACGCCTCCGATTAAACGGTTCAGCGCCGCTGAGATGCTTTTAACGTTCATTGGCTGAACTCCTAAAAAAGTACGTAACCATTAAGAACTGCCCACTGCATGAGCAGGCAGAGTGAGATACCGAGAGCACTGATACCGGCGCCAGTCAGAAAGGCGCAGAAGATGATTGCGGTATCGCTGAACCCAGTACGTTCGTTGTGGCCGAAGAAGCTCTTGAGGTGCTTCATGGCGAATTCCTTTTTGTAGGTACGAGTTCGCCTAGTGCCCTCGCAGAAAGACGAGGGCGACCAGTGAAATTTTTAGAGTGAACTCGGGGTTA